TTTACAATAGCTACGGCGTACGCGAAATACCCTACCTTTACGTTTTGGAAATCAGTTACTGTTAGGGGCGGTACGGGCGCAGTAGAAGATGCGCTTAACGTCGCGCTTCCAGCGCTACCAATATTACAATTCACCCACTCAGCTTCCTCGGCCAACACGAGCTCGCCATCTGCAATGTTGGGGTCGTTGTTTACGCTGTCCTCACCAGCGATAGATAGAACGCCGCCTAGCGGGGGAACAGTAAATCCCGGAGGGCAACAATTCAATTCTTCGCATGTAGCTTCAGACATTAGACAACCTCCACATAATCGGTTCCCTGATACTGTTCAAGTTGGCGCTGGCCAAGAACAAGGAAGCGGGTGAGCTGGGCGTGGCCAACCCATTCGATACGGAATTGGAAATCGTTGCCGAAATAATAAGGTCGTCCGACAATCGGATCAGAATCGGCTGGGGGCGTGGGCATGCGAATCTGTGGGCGGTACTGGGGTTGAAAGTTCTTTGGGGCAAACATGTCTTCGCAACTGGCTGTCCCGTTAGGCCCAGGAGTCTTGACTGGAATAACTGTAAAGTCAGTTCCAACGCCCGTGATAGTGTAAATATAGTTTGGGAAGGCTCCTGTTCTGGTTACGGTAGTAAAAGTAATCCCCGCTGCGGTAAGGGCATTTGTCATCAGTAAAACGTCAGCAACAGGGTTTGACTCTACGAACTGTAATGGTTCGGTATAAATAGAACCGCCCGCAGCTGGAACCGAAAGCCTATACCACTTTATGGTGGATGTGGAAAAACCGATTGTCACCGATTGAGAAGCAAGATTGAACTCAGTTCCTACACCAGTTATCACGCAATTTTCTACTGTGGCGCATCGGGAGAATTCATGCCACTCCCGCCAACAGGCGTACTCATCGGGTCTCCAATATATTTTGAAATCTGTGTTACCGCGTAAAGACCCCAACCATAGATCGGCTCGGATGAGTTTCTTTACTTCGGATGGAGAACCAAGTTGAAAGCTTCGTGTCTCTAAGATAGACGTAATTGGGATAGGCGCCGCATTGACTGGCTCATCGGCAAAGATGTCTGAGGTGATCTCCCATAGGGTGTTTGTCGCGTTGACTTCGTAATCGACACAGAATGCGAAAGCTCTGGGTTTTCCATCAACAACCCCAGAGACCAATTTAGTAACGTCCAAACCCCTCCAAAATCCGTCGTAGCAAGAAGCCCTCTGGGCGCCGATCGAAGCTAAAGTTGTGAAATCGAGCGCCACAATCGAAGAAAAGGTAATGGGTCTTTTAGTTAGCGTAGTAGAGGAAATACCTGTGAAATCAATTTTAGGGGTGGCTGTGAAAAGAAAACGATTATCGAACACTATAGCGCTACAATTCTTTAACATGTTCTTTGTATCGTATTCTAGAACTGCATTCATCTCTGCGGAGATTGGGACACGACCAAAAGAATTGAACTCGGCCCTAGCATTACGATAAGTACGGAGACCGTCGAAAGACCGGAAGAAAACGTCACCGTTAGCAGTTGCTAAAGACTCTTGGCCAGTAGACCCAATTGAAGCTAGGGCGATACGCTGGAACCCAGCCGTACTCTTCCATTGAGTTCTAGGAACAGCCACGGAAAGGGATAGAACCCCTGTTTCACAAAAAATCAAAAGATCGCCTACGCCAGCCCCTGAGTCTTGAACTGGCATGAAAATAAGACCTGTGATCTTGCCTAGAAAACCGGGGACTTGCAGAGAACCACCCTCGTCCAAATAGGTTGTTTCAGTAAAGCGAAGAAGATCTGAAGCAGCTCCAACATTCGCTTTCGTAACAAAACCACCGGTTCCAGATGTGGCCGACGACGGGCTAGCAGCATCAATTATAATAGTCGATCCCGTTGTTCCACTTTTACACTCCCAAGTCCCATTCACCCCATTGCTTGAAGAATGGCCAGAGACAGTAATTATATCTCCTGGGGAATACCCGTGAGCGGTAGCGGTAGTAATAGAATAAGTTGCAGCCGCAAGGGCCCCAGAACCAGCAGTAATAGTTACCTGATCGGTGCTGCCTCCGTATGCCAAATCACCAGCCGTGCCAGAAGTCCGCTCAGTATTGGCGACGAACAACCGCCCTTGCCCATATGCCATCACAGTGCCGATCGGCACTTGGGAAATCTTGCCAGTAGAACCAGCCGGTCCTTTACCGCCAATCCAAAGGTTGTCGCCATCCCAAATTCGAGGGGCGCTACTCCCATCTTGAATAATCAAATAGTTCTCAGCTTGGACAAAATAACAGTCAGCATATATATCAATCGGACTCATTGCGTACGCCGTGCCCGTCCCAACACCCGGAGCAGTTGTACACACAAATTGTTCCCCTACGGTGTTAGCGGTAGCCCCATAACTTGTCCAAGTCGTAGTCCCCACAGTCTTAATTATGTATGACTCCCCTAAGACAATATCGGGAGCTTCAACAACGGGGAATACTCTTTGAACTTCGTATGTTCCTAAATCGATTTTAATAACAAATCCGCTCATCACAGAAATCACACAAGGATTTCTATCTGTTCTACGATCTTGGTAATAATACCCACCCTGAAAGAGACCGTTAACGAAAGAATCTAAACCACCATTTGCTTCGACATTTGCGTTAGCCAGAATCAACTGACGGAATCCGGGGCGAGTGGTGGGTGTTCCGCCACGGAAGGTAACGTTCACAGCCCGAGAAACAGCATTGTCCGAAATCAGATTTGGAGCTCTGCTCGAATCCATCCCGCCTGAGAAATCACGTTGTCCCTCAAGGAGTAACGTGGAATCAGCTATAGCCATAGAATCGTATGTATCGTATTCTCAAACGGACGGCAACTAGTCTTTGATAACAGCCCAGTTATCCCGCCATTTTGAATTAGGTTCCAAGTAGATAGACTTGGTTTTAGGCATCTTAGATCGAGGCATAACAAATAAAGCATCTTGCGTGATATGATAAAAGATAAAGGTATCGCAATCGCTTCTGCTGTAGATGCTCTTGGTTTTATTTATATTCTTCATAGACCCCCACCCATATCCCGGCCCCTTAACTGCTAAGAATTTAATCTTTCTTCTGCGTTGGTCTTCGTTACCGATGGTCGACTTAACTTGAATACGATGAAGTTTACCACCCCAATCTGATACCAAGTCATACCCAGCATCAAATACCGGAAGGCTAACTAGGAAACCATGTTCCAATAGCTTGGCCGAAACTCTTTGTACTCCGACGGCTCCGATTCTTAAACTCACAGCCAGTCCTTTGCTAACAGGGAACTCAAGAGACGCCGGCGTCGGTATACGCCATCTCCGTCTCTACTGCCCCCGTTGTTGGTGTTGCCCTCAATCGTTATGGCAAAATCGCCGGATACCCTCTCGATTAATCCCGTGTGCCCCACTCTTTTAAGGCTTTGAAAATAGATCCCGAAGGTATCTGCTTCGGAGGGTAATCGACCACGCCCTCGATCCCAGTTCGGTTTTTTGACGAAATCAGGCGACCACGCACTTCTCGGGTAGGGATTACGATCTCGCCCGAGGGCAGAGTCGCCAACCCAGACGACGTAGGCTGCGCACCACGGGGCTCCCGACTTTTCGAGCCCGACGCTTTTGAGGATTTCTTCGACTTCTTTCCCGTCGTTTCTTCCTGTTGCTTCTTTGATTCCGATTGTTGATTTCGCGAACGCCATGATTTTTCCACGGCTATAACTTTGCGGGTCAGGACTTCCCATTCCAAATCCTCCAGAGAGAACCAACGTCGCAAAGCCCAGAGCTGGAAGGATCGGAACATTTAGGAACCTCGGGTACACAGGGCGAATGTAATCAAAAGCCCGATGAAGAGATAGACCAGTAGCTTGGCTTTCGTCTCTGGGTGTAGGGTACGGAAGTCGTCGGCAAAAGCCTCGGTGTCCAGATACTTGTCGAAGGGCTTCCAGTCGAAAGCGATAACTAACCAGACCACGAATACCCCTAGGAGAAACTTCACCGTGCCAAACACCAGCAGGTGTAGGGCTCCAATGTCTATAACGCCCGCTGTGGGGTTGATATGCTGAAGGAGGGGTCCCAGCCCAAAGAACAGGCCAAGGGCTACCACAAGGGCTATTAGGCCCTGTACGTTGGTCTTAAGGAAGTTCACCAAGGAATCCCCACGAACTTCCTAGCCACGAACATGATACCGCTAAAGATAAAGCCCCTAAAGACCCATAGTCCTAAAGCGATAAGAGCACCACGATAGATCCATAGTTCTTTCAAGGCTTTCCTCTGCTTGGCCTTCCAGTCGTTGGCTTCTTTCGCCATACGTTCGTAATCCCCAGCTTGAGCTTCGCAAGCGGCTTGGGCGGAAGATAGTTGAGACTTAAGGCTACCGAACTCCTTCTTGATGGCGGGAAGGTTGCCGGCGTTGACCGCTTGTTCGACAGCATCGACCCTCCGAGTAACCCCACCAAATTCTGGGGATCCCTTGGGTTTAATTGTGGAACAACCGACCAATAACAATAACGGGAGGATTAGTAATCTCATGGGCTTAATATAGCTCCATGCGTAAGAATTACGAACCAAAAAAGTGTTTCCGAATGACTGGCCCAAACCAAGACACACAAGCAATCAGAGCACCGACGACAGCCGACTGTTTCCACCAAGCCTGCTCGACCTTACGAAGCCGATCCTCGTGGTCATTGAGGTGGGCCAAGGTGGCATCGAGCTTTGTTTCGATGCGAGCCAGTCTTTCGTTATCCTTCGGTGCCATACACTTACCTTACACGTTTTCTGCTATTTTGACAAACCACTCGTCGTTTTCGTCTTGGTAGATAGTAATGAACCCCTCGTCACAAAGGTATTTGATACATGCTAAGAGGTCTTCTTCTTTGGGGGTTGGGTTCATTAGTAAATCGCATATTTAGATTGTTTGTAGTCCATGCGATTAAGACAAGGTTATAGAAATATCTCTTATCCCAATAGGCTGAGCAGACCAAAAGGCAAGTCGAATTGAAATTCCTGCTGGAGCAGTAGTAGTGAACGAAACTGTTCTTGGAGAGGATGGTGAATCGGTTCCACTTAAAATAGTTTCATTACCATTTGCAATAAGATCGCCATTTGTGGAATTATAAAAGGCAAATCCCAATAAACCATTATTTCCTGTGGCAAGCATACAAGCTTTCAATGTCAAAGTGGCTGTAGCAGGAGCTGGAAGTGTGCCAACCAAGTCTTGGTAAAATCTCTGAAAAGGAGAAGAATCCGACAATTGCGATAAATTTGCGTAAAAAACGCCATCAATTGATAGAACAGAATAAGTGTTGTCATCCGTCTTTTCGCTATTCCACCCAAACGGAACTCCGCCGTACCATCCTCCACCTAGGTTGGTCAGACCTGTGAGGTTGCTAAAGTTTCGGTTGGTTATCGCAACATTAACGCCACTAACTTTTCTAGTCTGCGGTAACGATAAGCCTAAGCCGAGTTTCGGCATGGCGGTTTATCCTGCCTTGTAGGCGATAAGAAGACCGCTAGTGATCGTTACTGAACGAATATCACCGTACACAATAGTCCCAGCGGGAAGAGTGGTTACAAGAGAAGCAGACCCAGTAATCCCAGCAGCTGTGATAGCGCTAACTGCGGTACTGGATAGAGCTTGAATAGCAACGAAAGGACCATCAGAAGCCGTGCCAGTCCCAGAGAGAACAGTAGACCCGCTAAGACCGAGGGTCTGACGGCTGAGTTCATTCGCTTTGTTAGCAGCCCTCTGGACGTCGTCCAAGGGTAAGGGTGCTGTGCCTTCGGGATATAGTGCCATATTTTATTCCTTACGTGTTTATTAGCTCGGTAGTAAAAGAGCAATCTTGCGCTGAACTCCGTTTATGTAAATGTTTAAATATTCTCCTACGGCAGCCGCCCCTGCGGTGGCAACATTAAGATTCGTCATTGCATTCCCCCCTGTACCGCCAATAGAAAGCGAGCCGTCAACTGCTGGAGAAACTGCACTTCTCCCAAGAACAATACATCTTTGTCTGCCAGAATTATCAACATCGGCTTCGTGTCCAATTATGATATTACTGCCACCGCCCACAATAGTATCTCCCGCCTGTTTGCCTATGGCTACGTTTCCTTCTGGTGTATTTTGGTTTTTAAGAGCATCCACTCCAATAGCGATATTGTTTGAACCAGAGGTATTTTCTTTTAACGACTGATGACCAATGGAGATATTGTCGCTAGCGGTGTTTTTATTTAAGGCATCATTCCCTATTGCAACATTTTTGTTGCCTGTTTGGTTTGTGTAGAGTGCGCTTGTTCCCTGCGCTATATTGTCTGACCCGCTTGTATTTTTATTTAAAGCATCTATCCCGATGGCCAAATTGTTAGCCCCCCCGATATTCTCCTTCATCGACTGGTGGCCTAGGGCAATATTTTGGGCTGCGGTTGAGTTTTTTAGAGTGTCAAAACCGATTGCGATACTCCTTGAAGAATTTGTGGTGTAGAGAGCGCTTGTTCCAATAGCAATATTAGATGCGCCCACGAAGTTGCTTCTTAGCGAATCAGCGCCAATAGCTACATTATGATCGCCAGTTGTGTTATTACGCAAGGCTTGTGAACCAACGGCTACATTCTGATTCGACACTGTGTCTCGAAGCGCGTTAACTCCAACAGCAACATTATTACTATTTCCCTGACTACTATATAATGCACCTGCACCGACAGCAACATTATCGCTTCCGGTTTGGTTTGAATAGAGAGCTTCTTCCCCAACAACTGAATTACCAGATCCAGTTGTATTCGATTCGAAAGAATTTCTTCCGATAGCAGTATTCGAGGGAACCCCGCCAGTCTTCCAAGATGCTACTGTAAAAGATATCTGGCCATAAGCTACGGCTCGGTTAAACTGGTCTACCCATTCTCCGCCAGCAGGTGCGTTTGTTTGCATCTATATCCCTTAAGTTACGGTCGTTACGAGCTGACCAGCAGCACCTGCCCTGTTGCATTGTAAAACAAAATCGTTATTGGCACGAGCGTAGGTATCAACGGATTCAATCAAACTTGGGTTTGCGATTTGAGCATTGGTCACTTGACCAGAACCTACTGCCCGTTGGAAGTTACGAACAAAATCGTCTGAAGCTGGGTAATAGCTACTGCCTTGGAGATTTTCTCCGGTAGTACCACGCAATTGAGCACGAGTAATTTGCCCGAAAAGCAAAGCCCTTCGGAGTTGGCTTACGAATTCGATATTGGCTTGAGTTGGTTCTGACATAGTTTCTCCCTCCTTCTATTCCTGATAGTTCGTAGTTTGTCAATCTTTCCTCTTACTTTTCTTTCGATAGCTTCTGCCGATACACGAATATTGGCAGCTTCACAAAGACCGGGAACTTGATCGAAAAACAAATCAAAATGTAATGCGGTGAAAGAATTTTTCGGGTCAAGCTTACGGCCAATAGGTGCGGTGAGGGCGAAGTCTAGATCATGGAGTCCCTGCTCGACAATCGCGCAGACAAACTCTCTCCAGCCTTCGCCCTTCACCTCACGCTTCACTTAAGACATCATCCCTTCGGGGGCAGCTGCCATTTCGATGGCTTCGGCGAATCCAGCTTCAGCGGGTGCTTTGCTGGTCTCTTCCGCCTCTTCCATCTCGGGCATTTCCGCTTCGGCTCCTTCGATAGAAACCAAGTCCAAAGATTTGCCACCGTGTTTAAACGTGGCCATAGCTTCGAACGTGTCTCCCTCGACGACGCCTTCGGGCGGAGTGAAACCCTTCGGGACTGCAAACGTAGCAATCTTCATATTCTTTTCTCCTTTGTTAGGAGCGACAGCAATCACGACCATGGTAGGACCACGACCGCGTTTCGCCATACACTCGTTGCATCCACAACTCATATTTATAAAAAGAAGGGAGGCGCAGGGATGTAACCTACGCCCCCCTTCAATTCAATTACTCAGATTACGAGTAGCAACCAACGAGGCCGAAGTCGGCCGCGCAGCGCTTGTGGCGAATAACCACACCGAGCTCAGGACGAACGGGTTTCGAACCGGAGCTAAAGATAGCCCGGAAGAATCCGATCGTGCCGTCAGGGTTACAATCCCGGCTGGGGATATTCCGCCAGCGGAAGTCACCGCGGTAGCTCTGCGGGTCGAATGCCATAGCTCCGGTGGAGCTGATGGGTTTCGCGACCAGCGAGGTGAACACGTCGGGATGGAAGATAATGGAATCTTCGTATTCCGCCGTGAAGTACGCGGGATTCGGGATGAACCGAGTGCCCTTCGATGCGTTAGCATCTGTGGCATACGGATAGCGACGAACCCAAGCTCCGCCGACGAAGTCGTAGCGAGGAGTCATGGTGTCTACCAAGTGGTAGAAACCAGCGTAGCTACGTTCGACGCCGAGAGGCTGGATCAGTTCGCTGGGTTTCGCAAAACGGAGATCCTGACGGATGTCCGCGTTGAGCTTGATTAAGTCGTCAGAAGCCTCGGGGGAGGTGATGAGCAAGAACACGGGAGCACCGTTTTCTTTGCCGTATGCATTCTGACCAGCGCCGTCACGAATCAACCTAGAGTAGAAGTACCGCAGGATTCCCTGGGTCAACCGGCTCGAAGGCAGATTGCTCGTGCTGAACGAACCTTTGGTCTGGCCGGAAGCCGCCAAGAGTTCGGTCTGGTTAGCGTTGACGTTGTAGTTAGCGAGACGAACGTATTCGTCACGGTAACGGTTTTCCCAAGCATACTGCGTGTTTTCGGACAGAACCGACATGATATTGCGGAGCTGTTCCTGCCGCTTCACGGGGAAGCGAAGGTCGTTCAAGCAGATATCAGGCGAGTTGATTGCAGCCTGCTGGAGGTTATAGGTTCGCAGAGTCTGGGCGAAGCCGAGGTCGTTACCGGCCACAGCGCAGGTTCCGGGTCCGGTGTTAGAACCGGTAGGGGTAGCGCCGATGACTTGGGTGCCGACACCGTTATACGCAACGTCAGTAAACGTGATCCCAGCACCGGAAGCCGGCAGGGTCCGCTCATAGATCAGAACGTTAACAGTTGTGCCCATCTCATCCGGCCAAGCTTCTTGCTTAACCAGAGTCGTCCACGGGGACGTGTTCAAAGTCTTCCGATAGATATCCGCACCGATACGGCCGGACTCAGTAATCAGAAGATTCTCAATATTTGTACATGCCATATTAGTTATCTCCTTGTTGAAGTAATGACTGAAGACTTCTCATCACACGATGAGCGTGTCTCTTTGTCGTTTCTTAGTTTAAGAGCCGGCAAGCCCTAGAAGTTAGTTGGATATCCGTTAGCCGTCGGATACCGCGTCGGTGTCATTTAAGCGTAGCCTGTAGGGCGCAGGCGAGTTAGCCCCATCGCATCGACACCTCTGCCAAAGAACTGAGATACGATGTAACTAGTTGATGCAGGGTGTCAAGACCCTACCGAGAAATCTCTTCCCAATCCATTGAGGCAAAGATATTGTTACCGCCTCCCCCAACAGTCTGGGCGGCTACCGCGATAGTTATCTCATAGGCTGTAGAAGTAAAGGTATCTCGCTCTAATTGAAAACGGAAAAGGGCTTCCTTTAAGATATCGAGAGCCGGGTTAGACTGGTTAGATTGGCTGATGAATCCGCTAGCGAGAATACGCCCACCAGACACACCTGTTCCGTTTATTTTATATTCCACAGCACTGTCAGATCCTGGGTCTGTCCAAGAACCACCAGCAGTTGTAGTGCCAGCCAATACTCTCCAATTATAGTTCCCAGTAGAAGCGGGTAAAACAGAAAGAGCAGTAAGGATGACGACGGCGTCTAACCGAGTAGATTTTAAGCGAATAGACACAATAGGGTAATACGTCCCAGCGACGGACATGTTATATGGAACTGTAATGACTGTACCTGCAGCCTTTTGAGTCCCGTATAGTTGATATCCACCCTCCGATATAACAGTCGAACAGACCTGCTTAAGAGTACTAGAACCGGAAGTAGCACCGGTATTCTCAATCTCAAGGCGAAGAGGAAGACTAGCTGTAGTGATGTAAGTAGAAGTAATTAGATTGGCGTGGTGGAAAGAGTGGCAAGTAATAAACTGACCATTGATTACAAAACCAAGACGCACAGTCCCAAGACCAAGCCATTCGATATCCATCCACATGATTTGAGCTTTAGCGATATCGAGAGTCAAACCAGAAGGGCCGGAACCATCTAACTTATCGCCATTCCAATTGGCTTGGTTAACAGTAGTTGTAGTTCCGGTAGAAAGACTCCTCTCGACGAAACTCAGGGTAGTTCCATCAAGTTGGAGATACAGACCATTGTCTGTACCAAAATACCCAGCTCGTTGTCTCAAATTTGTTTTAGCCCCAGCAAAAACAAAAGTATTTAGAACTAACAAAGACTTACCGGGTTGGTAAGAGAAAACCTTGGTTGTTTCACGAAGCACTTTAGAACCAGAGGCAGCCGTAACAGTAAGGTCTATTAGTCCTTGATTGGCGTTGAAGGATACCGCACCACCCGTAGCTGTGGACGAATTCCATAAAGCGTTGTCTTGATACCTATGACTGGAATCAAACAGAGTAAAGGGGTTTGATACACGCAGACGACCAAATGCGTCGGAAGCAATTCCACTCCCATCTAAAGAGATACCAACGTTTCCGTTTAATAGATCATTTATTTTTTGAAGCGACCGAACTTCGGTATCTAGCGGTAGCGGGTTGTTATTCTCAGGAAAGTATGCTGGCACGGGCTGAAGGTAACTGAATGGGGGTGCAGGTCAATGACCTACTCTAGGAGTTTTTCTAGTTCTTGGCGATTAGCGTCGATGCCTCCCCAAGACCAAAACTGCCTGACAGTATCCTTATCCTGTTTAGGATCTCTCCATTCGAACTTATCCCTATGGTGCTTCCAAGCATAAGCCCCTAGGGTATTATACTCGCTAAACCTACGATCTGGTCGAGTAGCAACGAAAGTGTCAAAAGGCACTTTATGGGTAGTCTGTAAAAAGTCCCTCATCTCTTTGTATAACCACCTAGGGAACGTATGTGGTGGCCTACGCATAAACTCAAACTCGGGTTTCCACCCAATTGCCTCCTCGACAATGGGTTGCCAAGGGCATTCTCCAATCCTATCGTAGGGTTCGTAGTACAGGATGGCCTTGCCATCGTGGATGAAATTCTTTGGGAATACATCGTGCAACCACACAGTATCGGAATCGATGTGGCAGATGAAATCGGCATCGGAGTAGAGATCAGCGTTTAGCTTGGTTACTTGCTGGCCTAAGTAATCCTCTGCGTACCTAGGACAAATATGTACTTTCTCCAAGGTAAGATGATTCAACTCGTGCTGGTCACCATGGGGTACAACGATATGAATTTGGCGGAAACCTTTGGCTGACTTAGCGCAGGACTTCAGGCAATACGAAAGCCACTCGAAGTCTTTCTTGTAGCTACGGATGAATAGGTCTACAGAGGCTTGCATAAAAGATCGTATTGGGGTCCTTCCTCGGGCGGGAATGATTGTAATTCGTACCCAAGTTCAGATCGTAGATAAGTGATTAATGAGATCGGTGATTCGCCTCGTTGCTGTAAGGCGTGTTCGTTAACCTCGATCCACATAACCGGACGATGCTTCGTGATTGTTTTCTTGGCACCCTTTAACGCTGATACTTCAAATCCCTCCACGTCCAACTTAAAGAAATCAAGCCGAGGTAGGTCGTACGAATCCAGAGTTACCACGAATACAACCCTATCCCCAAATTCAGTTATACGACTTGATCCAGCGTTATCGGCTACGGAAAAGAACTGGCTACTCGGTTTATCACTAAGTCCAGCTTTGACCGTTATAGCCGAAGGACAGTTGTAAACTAAACACTCGTAAGCAGAGAGGTTGGGTTCGAAGGCGTAGACTCTCCCAGTAGAACCTACAGCCCTAGCATAGGCAACGGTGTGGTCACCAATGAAAGCCCCAGCGTCGACGACGTAATCGCCATCCTTGATGTGCTTTAAAATTATCGGGAGAGAGTACTCGTCGTGATCCAACTTCCCAGTCTCTTCGACCCAGCGGGAAATATGCGAATCGTTTTCTAGTACCGCAATGTTATTTGGTAGGATCTTCACTTCCTAGTTTCCTACGCATCCTACGCTTTTTAGGTTTTACTTCGGGGGTCGTGGCTAATTCTACTTTCTTAGGGGAACGACGCTCACGAAGTCTTTCAATCAATGTGCCGTCCTTATTCTGGTGAAACAACAAAGCTTCCTTACTAACCATGGCATCAACGCTGGCCTGATCTGGGAAGGTGAAGTTACGCCCCTCGTCGTTACGCCAAACATGCTGAATCGAGTTTGTCCAATGGGCTTGACCAACAATCTGCTCCGCGCCAACAACGTCAAAAGCGGCAAGATCAGCATGGATCAAATTAAACGCCCGCTCCATGACATTCTTTGGGTAGATAGCGTTTCCGCTCATGTGCTCTGGAGTATTTTGAACATTGACCCGAGCACCCATAAAATACTGACCGCAGGTGCGATACTCAGAATCTAGAAGATCGAGCCATCCCGACACCAAAGGGATACAGTCTGGTTCGCACCAGAAATACGCTTCGGGATTCGGACTCCAAGTAATATGCTGGGCAACCCGCTTAAACAAATGGTTAGGGCTCATAGGCCAGCCACGTTCGTCTTCGTCGTGGGGTACGTACAATTCGTAAGAACGGCTAAGCTCGGTAGGATTGGGAACTCTACGAGCACACGCAACCATCAAGCGATGACTACCAATGCCACCGAGTTCCTCAACCCAGTTAAGCCAACGAATCGCCTGCTCCCGATCCTGGGGACCGACTGGCAGTACGACTAGCATTAGCGACCCATCGATTTTTCGAGAGCTTCTAGGAAGCCAACAGTAGAGGGCAACCCAGCAGACTGAGAATTATTCGTGCCTGCTCCTGCTGCCGGAGTAGCTGCTTGGAACTTCTGCAACTGAGCTTTAAGATCCGCGATAGTCGCGTTACTCTTTTCTGTAAGGTCGCGGACAACCTGAACGGCGAGAGGAAACAATACGGCTTGGTACGTGAGAGTGGCACGTTGTTGGTGATCGAGCGGTTGTTTATCCAGATAAACAGCTTGCTCTCGAAGAGCCTTGATGGTGTTATCCCATTCTGGGGTCTGTCCCCGCTTTAGGATTGGGAAAGAATCTTCGAACTGACTCCAAGTATTTTCGAAGGCAACGTCGGCTTGCTTGTCAAAAGTCAACCTAGCTTCTTGCTCAGCGGCCGTTTCCTGTCTCTCAATCTGAGCCAGAGTGTCGTTAGCAGTCTTGAGCATATCATCTTTTTTGGAGCGGAGTTGTTCAATCTCGTCCAACTTGGTCTTAACCGCCCAAGCATCCATCGCGTCTACTCCGTTCATCACATCCTTAAATTCAGCCCTGCGCTGAGCTGGATCTTTAATGTCCAACACTTTCAATACGTCTTTTACGTTGAGACCTTCGTAACCAGCTATGGAGTCGGCCAAACCCTTCTCGGCCTTAGCCAAGGGTTCGCTGATAGTGCGTTTGTACTCGCGAGTTGATTCCACCCTGACCAAAGAAAGTTGACTCTCGTAATCCGAAACTAACTTGCGAGCTTCTTCCAGTTCAGATTTGATGTTCTGGACTTCTGACGAAGCTTCTGCATTACCAGCGTTGCGAGACTTTTCAAGCTCTTGCTTAAGCGTTGCAAGCTCCTGTTCAGCGGCTTTCAACGCCCTTGCTTTAGCCGCAAAAGCAGAGTTAGCGGAGTTAGTTGCTTTTCCGGGGAGTTTTTCTTCTTCGGTAAGTTCGCCTTCTGCCCTTGCGACAGTTTTGGTTTTTTCCGATTCGGGAGTAAGTAAAGAGTCAATTAGTTTGGAAGGCGTTTTGATCTCGGGGGTTTTAGCCAGATCTGTTTCAACAGGCTTAGCCTCAGTCTCTTTGACGGCTTCTGCTGGAGCTGTAACAGCGGTGTTAGTCTCGGTAACTGGAGCTGTAGCAGGAGCTGGGGTAGCAACAGGTTCGATAACTGGGTTTTGGGAAAGGGGAGTAGCGGAAGCTAGGGGTGCCTCCGAATTGCCGAGAGCTGAATTAAGAGCTTCTCCGAGAGATCCGATATCAGAATTTGTTGCCATATATTTGTTTTCTTATTTTATCTGGTTGCGTCTTCCCAAGGTCCTGGCAACTCTTGTTGCTCATTACTGGGTGTCTTGAGAAGTTCGATTGCTTTCACAGCGGCAAACCAACCTTCGGTTCTCGAATGAGCAAGGGCTCGAATATTAATGCTCTCGTTGTTGGTTGCTGTTGGGGTCAAAATACTAACTTGAGGAATACCAAGATGAATTAAAGCCGTTAAACCAGCCCGCATGTGGGGCTCTTGCCAAGTCTTTTCCCAAAGCTTTACGTAGTCGTCGCGCTTACTCCACTCTTGGAAAGTCATTCCTATGTTTGTCGCAGAATCCGAAAATTAAGCAAGTCTTTTCTTTTCGACCGACAAACGATTCTTTTCGGACTGAGCCCGTAGCCGCTGAGCTGTCTGTGCGTCTCGAAGGGCCATACGTTGGCGAGCTTCTTCACTCTTGATCGCAATCTTAGCATCCGACGCGGCTCTATCAATCTCAGCGTCTGCCTGTACTTTAGCAATCTTAACTGCGTACTCGGCCTGTAGCTTGCCCTTAGCATCATCAACCTGCATCTGCATAGCGTCCTGTAACTGCTTCTGTTGCATCTGCGCCATGGCTTCCTGCTGTTGCCGTTGTTCGCGGGCAAGACTCTCTCCGAGTCTCTGAACAGCTTGATTGATCTTATTGATGATATCTTTGTATTGGCCGACGGCAGCCTGACGACTGACATCGGAAGAAATCTGTTGAAGATGAGCGGCCATATGCGGTCCGGAAAGAGAAAGATATTTGAAGGCTTCTACCTGCGGTACGGCGTTCTGCTGAAGTGCTTGCAAGAATCGAACAGAATCCATTGCATGGATCTGTAAATGGACTGCGTGGTTTTCGCCGGGTTGGACGGTGACACTTCGGCCACTCTGCATAGAGTCGTTCTCAAGCTCAGCAATCTTGGCGTCCACGGGCAACCTTGGGGGTACAGCACTCGGAGAAGCATAACGATCAACCTGATCGTATCCAACACGAACGGCGATACGGTCACGGATAACATTCGCACGACCCGTTTCATCGAGCATCGGTAACATCTGCATGAATTCGTTGTAAGCAAGCAACCGAGCTTGCGCACTACCGTACCCAACAGCCTTCATCGGAGTCACGTCGTAGACTTCTTTGAGAGCCTGCATGGGAACCCCTCGCTCTCGTAGGCGTCTGTGGAACTCCATAGCAATATCACCACCGGGTTGAGCTTCTCTCCAGTTGCCTAGAGCAAGTCGACGGAACTGTTCTTTAAGTAGCTTGCCCCATGGGACGTAATAAAAATTCTGTGCCTGCGTAGAAAGTACTGCTTCCTTCTCGAGCTGGGCGCTTACTTCAGTTGCGGTACGCTCTTGCGATGCGGAGCTTACAACTTGTGAAGCATAACTACCGGTGTTATTCCTGCGGATCGTAGAAAGCTCTTGAGCAATCGGTAAAGCGTTGTTGGCAAGATTCGGAGAAGTCCGCTCAACAATGTTGAGATTCGGGGGGAGAATCGCCATAGGACCGTTGTAAGCAATGGTAAGATTCTGCAAGTCATCCATCGTCTGTGGCTGAATCATTACTGAAGTCGACAACAAGGTCGAGTCGATGATAGCATTCCGCAAACGGTTATTGACTTGGATATGCGGATAAATCTTGTAGGCCAACCCTCGGACTGAATGCAAGTTGCCATTCGTGCCGATACCGTAGGTAAACATCACTAAAGCTTCGTTGATGTTCGCGAAACGATTGTCTTTGCGGAAAAGGAAATTTTGGTTAGACCCATCGCGGAGTCCGATTGCGTGAGTCACCCTTCCGTCAAACTCCAACACATAATAGTGAACAGTCTGAATCTCAGCAGAACGGGCAAAAGAAAGCGAAAGATCGTTGTCTTTCAACATTACTTGAATCTCTTCCCATTCGAGCCTTGTGCCAGAAACGTCAACCGGAACTGCGTTGATGATTGCTCTACGGGTTTCTTCTATATCCCATCCGACAGCTCTCGCGGCTTTGGGGTCTTTAATATGTTGATAAAGCTCGTGAGCATAATAGGAACGACGGGCGCAACAAAACTCAATACGGCTATCGCTAGCTGGAATACCACGGGGCAGATAGAAATCCTTAAGTCCTGCGACCTTCCAACGCCAATCGATGTCATCGTCAAAGAAGGCGAAGCCGACGCCATAGGCCACAAACTCGTGAGCCAGCCGTTGCTGGTTGTAGAAGAACTCGTCCCAATCTTTGCGAAGAACTCGGTCAAACTCTTCAGAAATAATCTGGCTGTAATTGCCACGTTGGGTTGCGTCGCCGAACTTGGTCTTGACCTGAGCCAACATCGGGACGCCGTTAACCAAATCAGAATAAGCCGAAAGGGCATATTCCAAGTCAGCGGAAGCTTCCAAGAAATTCAGATTCGAACGATAAGACTGGCCGAGATTCCGCAGAGTGGACGGATTGTACGGTGGCTCACCATCGAGCATCGCTTGGACACGCACCCGTTGCGCTGCACTCTCAGCGTCCGCGTCAGTAAGATTTGTATAGATCGCAAAAGCTGATGAAGCATCTTTAAGCCTTGTTTTGGGTGGCCGACCCTCTGGGGAGATTGTCTCTAGGTTCTGATCCACGTTAAACTCCTACGTACTCAATTACTTGACTCGGGTCAAGAATATAAGGCATCCACTTTTCTGGTAAAGGCTAGGAAATCCTTGTATTTGCCACCCCCAGCCACGCTAGTCCCAGCTATGGCGTTAGCTCTTTGACGGCATACGTCCAACATAAGAAAGGCTGCATCAGCTATATCGGGTGATCTTCCGAACCTAGACTTCATGTCCCTCTTGGACTCAACAAAGATTTTACCCCGTTCGGCTGTGCGATACTGCCTAGCCACAAGTTCTCTGGCTAAATCAATAGTTACACCCCTAACCTGCCCAGCCCTCAAGAACTCCCGCCCTACGTACCAAAGCTCGGATACCCTGTTCCCATAGGACTCGTCGGCCTTCATGCGGGAGCTTTTGCTAACAGGCATATTGCTGGGTCTCTCGGAGAACTTAACCCGAAGAACAGACGGACTCCATATAGTTGATATGATGTCGCACAAGGGGTCTCCCGCTCCCGTGGCGTCGACCGCTAGATATCGAGGGAGAACACCATACTTCTCGCACTCCTGTTTTAACAACTGGGCAATCTGGTAATTACGGGGATTGTCCTTTATCGAGGAGTTCTCTTGAAGTTCCACGTACTTATCGAAATGGACTGTCATACCGGCGTCGGTCTCCCCGTACTTTCCGAGAAACAGAACAGACCTATCCCCACCGCTAGTAAATCCAGGATCGAATCCAGCCACAGCAATAGGTTGTTTAGCTCCTACCCACATAGCTGGCTTATGGGCTTCGAACTTACGAAGATCAGCCTCGCTGTAGATGTTCTCTTCGGAACCCGCGGGAGCGGGGAATGAACGGATGAACCGCCAGTAAGACAGAGAATTCTCGCCAAGACGTTTTCTGTCCTCTTCTAATTTCTTACCCGTAAGCAAGAAGGGCCACTTATCGTCATTATCTAAGTTAGGGGTCTTCTCTCCGTCTAAGTGCAGGCAGAACCCGTCTTTAGTTTCCCAACCACCCTCGTCTACCGTTATCGATTGCCACCCCTCTTTAGGGGTAACGAACTGGCCAAAGGGGTCGTAAGCTGAATTAAAGTTTCCGCAGGCAACGCATTGGAAGAAGGGGTTAGCCGAAAGATTGGCTGTGGCTTCGAAGATCGCGGGGGATACGTCCGTGGCCTCGTCAATCAAAAGGAACACCCGTTTGTTCTTAAGACCAAGCAACTTCTCGGAAGCTTCCTTTTCCTTATCCTTCGCAGACGGAACAAGCGTGATGCTGGATCGATCACTACTACCCTCTTCCAACACAAGCTTTCCCATCGAATCGACCAGCTTGCCCGGCATGACCTTCGCCTGCATGTGACGTTCACGGACTCGACCCCACATACGCTTACGGGCTTCACGAACGGACGTAGTGGTGACCAAGACCAAGGTATCGAACGGAGCAGAGTACCAGTTAACTAACCCCCATAAACCAACAACCTCAGTCTTCGCCGAGGACTTGGGGCCAGAGATGCCTAGGTAATTCCATTTGCACAGCTCAACGATCTGGTCGTCCGCCCACGGGTTGCGTTGAAAACCTTGAGGATTCTTTTTGGGGTGATACGGCCACAACATCTCGACCACATTCCAAAAGTGCTGTTCTTTGCCAAGACCCCCTGTCTCAGGAGTCAACCCTTCTCGGAAGGACAACAACTCGATCGTAAGTGCTGTAGCCCCTTCGGGCCACATTCGGCCATACTTCTCGATTTGGGACATTACCTGATGGTAACAGAATCCCCTTGGCAATCCACTCTTTTTATAAGAGATGATCTGGATGGTAGCTATTGATCCCGGAGCAAGCGGAGGTATCGCATCTATAACTGTTAACGGTTTAGTCGACGCAGTAAAGATGCCTGAGACTGAAGGAGATGTGCTAGGTAAACTAAAGAGTTTGCGGACTTATCACGATGTTATTGTCATCGAACAAGTCGGTGGGTACGTAGGTGGGGCAGGAAGTCCCGGCTCGGCAATGTTTAACTTTGGTAGGGGATTCGGTTTTATCTTGGGCGTGGCAATGACTCTGGGATACAGAATCGAGATGGTTCGTCCGCAAGCGTGGCAGAAGGCGTTGAGCTTGGGAAATAGCAAGGGGATGGCCAGCAAGACGGAATGGAAGAATAAGTTAAAAGCCGAAGCCCAAAGAAGATTTCCAAATTTAAGCGTGACATTATCCACGGCCGATGCACTATTGATACTCGAATATGGCAGACATCACATTGTTCGAGTGGCAGAAACCGGGAGCGGAAGCGTTATTACAAAGCCTTCAGAAAAATAACGTAGCCCTCGACGCCAGCGATACTGGCACGGGTAAGACGGCTAAAGCGGTCTGGTTAGCCCAACAATTAAGAGCAGACGTCATCGTCGTCTGCCCGAAAGCAGTCATCCCATCGTGGCGTGAATGGCTCGATCGAGGCGAGGTTAAACACGAAGTAATCAACTACGAAAAGCTCAAGACTGGAAAGACAAAGCTCGGAAAATGGAACGACGCGAAGAGTTGGGAGTGGACTTTCAGGGGAGCAAAACTTTTAATTTTTGACGAGGTACATCGATGCAAAGGAGCCACAAGCGTTAATGCCAAGATACTTACAGGGTCTAAGAAGTACCCAGTATTGATGCTATCCGCTACCGCTGCAGAGAATCCGCTGGACATGCGAGCGACAGGCTTCATGCTTGGCCTACATGAATACCACGACTTCTACCGGTGGAATTACAAAATGGGTTGTCGACCTGCCCCATGGGGCCGTGGTCTGGCTTTCATGGGCGGAAAGAAAATGCTACAAGAAATTCACAGATCTATTTTTCCCGAGAAAGGACACCGCATACGAATCGCCGACCTTGGGGACGCTTTCCCAAGCAACTCCGTGTTCGCAGAGTGCTACGACATGGGGGACGTTGACGTCATCTACGAAAAAATGCAGGCGCAGCTTGCGGAATTGCGAAGCAAACGAACGCCCGAAAACCCGCTCACGATTAAACTCAGGGCGAGGCAAGAAGCGGAGTTGATGCGTGTACCTGTCTTTCTCGAGCTTACGGAACAGGCAATCGCAGAAGGAAATGCTGTGGTTGCTTTCTTCAACTTTCGACAATCACTTGAAGCCTACCGAAAGCTTGTCAGAGAGGAATCGGCAGAAATCATTGGCGATCAAAAAGATGAAGACCGTGTACAAAATATCGCGGACTTCCAAGCAAACAAAGTAAAAATATGTGCTTGCATGATTCAAGCGGGTGGTGTTGGATTGTCGCTCCATGACTTGCAAGGAGTACCAAGAATCAGTCTTATCGCGCCAACCTACTCGGCGATCGATACCAAGCAGGCTCTCGGAAGAATCCATCGTGCGGGAGCTTTGTCTGCCAGTCGGCAATACTTGCTTTTCGCAAACGGAACCGTTGAAACACAAATCGCTAGGAGCCTCCGCCGAAAACTTCACAACATCGAAACACTTTCGGACGGGGACACATTAGGAGCAATACTATGAGCCACCACAAATACGGACCAAGTTCACTAAAATGGCGGGAGATCTGCCCGGGCTGGGATAACGAACCACAGCCAACGGAAGGCGGATCTGTTGCTGCTCTAGAGGGAACGATGATGCACAAAGCACTCGAGACAGGGAACTACGAGGGCTTGGACGAATGGCAGAAAAAGAATGTGCTGATGGTGTCCGACGTTTTCCAGCAGATGAAGAACGAACTAGGCGAAATCGTCGCCGACCTTCCCGAAGTCCAGTTACAGATTGCCGAAGGAAAGACATTCGGAACTGCTGACATTGTTTTGATTGGGAAAGGCAAAGCCAAGATTGGTGACGCCAAGTTCGGATGGCATGCCGTAGACGATGCCGAAGAGAATATCCAAGGCTGGGCATACGCCGTGGGCGTATTTGAAAAGTGGAAAGACGTTGACGAAGTCGAGGTGGTCTTCGCACAACCACGCATCAACATGATCAGCAGACATACTTTTAGTCGTGACAAAGACTACGATCGGCTTAGACTCCGCGTAGAAACAATCATCGCTCGAGCTCAGCAACCAGAACCGGAACTGAACCCGACGGAGAAAGGATGTCTCTACTGTGGAAACAAAGGCACATGCAAAGCACTACATTCAAAAGCCCTCGTCATCGGCAAAGGATACGACATGCTCCGAGACGCAGAGTTGCCGGTACTCGCAGACCCGCTTACTCTTGCGACTCCTGACCAGAGATCGCAGGCTGAATCCATCCGTCGCGTCATGGAAAGGTGGTGCGACAGCGTCAAGAAATCAAATATGGACTTCCGTATGTCGGGTGGTGACATCCCAGGCTATGAACTCAAAACTCGTGCGGGGAAAAAAGAAATTGTTGACGCCACGCAAACGTACGACATCATCAAAGACAAATTAACAGCAGAACAATTTTCAGCGTGTGCCACGATATCGTGGAGCAAGCTCGAAAAGGCTTACGCGGAATCATTTCCGCGTGGCCAAAAACAACAAGCAAAACAAGCTCTGGAGGATAAGCTCAACGAAGCCAATCTATTGAAAGGCGGAGGAGAGGTTACCTACTTGGCAAAAACAAAAGAAACAAACTAAACAAATATATGAAGACATCATTTGCTCCTACTAAAGCAACTAAACCAACAGCAACCCCAGCAGTCGACGAATCGAAAGAGGAAGGCGCGATTATCGAGGCCCCAATGGCTTCGCTATCCGTCAACACATTGGCTGGCCAAGTCGAGGGAGAATTCTCGGCGAAGGACTTTACCGTCCCGCGCTTGAACCTCGTGGCTAAAACAGGCGAACTGTCCAACACGTTCCAGCCTGGATCATTCGTTTATAACCGCGAGGTCGTGATCGGCGACGGCAAGAAGCCAGCGAAGATCACCTTCCTGCGTCTCCAAAAGATCTACATCCAAGATGTGGTCTATGGTTCTGACCAGATCGCTAAGACCTTCAACCGTCTGTCCGACGTACGTGCGGCAGGTGGTGCGTTGGCCAACGATCCGGAAGCCGAGGCTGATACCGATCGGTACAGCGAAGCTCTCCAGACCATCATCGCCATCGAGGCACCGGACAAAGATAATCCTTTGTTCCCGTTCGCCGTCGGTGACAAGCAGTACGGTTTGGCTCAATGGCTCATGGCCAAGAGTGCATACCGCTCTGCCGGAAAGCAGGTCTTCACGGACAGTCAGTTGTTCCTGAAGTCTGGTCTCCACACAGCCTACTATGAGCTGACCAGCAAGATCCGTACGAGCCCCTCTGGTTCGTACTTCGTGCCCCAGCTCAAGATCGGTGGGAAACATTCCCCCGAAAACTGTGAGCAGTTAAAAGCAATCTTCGGATAACTTTATTGGGGGCATCGGGTGTAATAGCCCGGTGCCCTCACTTTTTTATGGACATTATTTTATATCAACTCTGGCTCTGGGTTTCCAAACGGTGGTTCGCATATCGAATCACAGGTATGGATAAAGACAGCCATCAAACGGAAATAGTTATTTTTGCTAGCCAAAACGCAGATATCGACAAGGTTATGAAGATATGCGCTAACAGCGAAAATGAAGTGGAGAACAAAGGATGATCAGGTTGCTTGGGGATCTAATCGGCCAGATCATGTTTTTAAGTATAGCCTTAATGTTGGGTTTCTGTTTAACGTTTTTCACAGTAGCTCTTATTCTGTGGGTGATTGAGAAAATACAAGGACTATTCAAATGAGAAGAGGATCAAAAGTAGTTTGCATTGACGACAACTTCCCGAAGGAAGTAGTTAATTTCTATACCCACCTGCCAGTAAAGAACGCCCAATATATGGTGCGGGATGTTGGCATAGGGGTGGGGTGGAACAGCCAACCAGAAATTGTTGTTTACTTGAAGGACATGCCAAATCCAAACTCGTCTACACCACCATACCCTGAACGGGGATTCAACCAAGAACGGTTCAGGGAAATCGAGGAACCACCGCTGGAGGCGGAAGAGATCGAGGTGGAGGACGAGTTGTGCGTGTGAGGCATTTACTCGGAGTCCTTATCATCTGGTCGGTGCCGGTTAGCGCGACCAACTTAATGTGGGAAGTCGAACCTCCAAGGGTGTTGCTTGTACGCATTACTGCTTACTGGTGTGGCCAAGATCAATGGACAAGTAAGATGCAGTCCTCGACTGGGCGTAAGCTTGTCTCTGGCAAATCGTGTGCGGTGGACCCGTACGTAATTCCGTACGGTTCGTATGTGACTATCAAGGAGACTGGGAAAGTTGTGCGGGCAATAGACACCGGTACAGCAGTCGTCAACAGGAAAAGCGAATGGTCAAAACCTAAGAAAAAAAGACTTCCCGTCATCGATCTTTTCTTTAGAACACAGAAAGAAGCAGAACGCGAGATCGCCAAGATAGGCAGATATGCCGAAGTGGAAATCCGCAAACAGGAGAATAAATGAAATACGATATAGAATGGATGATCGAAACATTAGAGAGAAGTAAGACAATGCTGGCTAAACTAAGGGATGATTGCGATACACATGCTGGCGCAGCAATCTTTAGGGCAACCATTTGCCAGATCGATGCAGCGAAACTCATGGCCAAATGTATCCAGAAGGATCTAGAAGATGAGCCAGCAAAATGATTTTAGAGCGCCAAGTATTAGCGAGGTCGCGAATGAAGCTTTTTGCACCGTCACCCGCATCATGGAGAAAGGCTCGGACAAAAGTACTTTTGGCCAATGGTTCTTCCAAGATAGCATCCGCTATAACGCAGATCGTGCAATTTCCCACATATGTCAGTCACTTATGCAACTCGATGGTAACCGGCCTAATCCGGATGCTCTCGGGGAGGATAGGGTAGCTCATATGGAAAGAGCCTTGGTTCGTTGTGCATTCCTACTTTTCAAAATGAAAAGAGGGAAAATTCAATGAGCGATGACTTTGGTCCATCCCAAAAACGTGAGAGCGTACGCATGGGTGTCTCAGGTCATAGTCGAGAGTTGACCATGGCGGAGATCGCCAAGTTCAACAAAGGCATGAATGACTTCTTTAAACGGCGAGGAATGCACTATGGAGATGGATTCCGAGGCATCATCGGTAGCGAAGTTAAGCATGCTAGAAAACGTAGACAAGCAGCTGAAGAAAAAGCTGGACAGATAAAAGATTCAAGCCCAACATCAAAAACTCGAAAGGAAAAGAAAAAATGAATGAAGTAATAAAAGCTCTAAAGTTATTGTTGCGCGGGAGACTGTATCTTCTGCCGATTGATGCTCAGGAGGAGACAGGTTTGCGGTTTAATACTGACAAATCAGTAACCTTCATGTATCCGGATCAAAAGTATCTCAACCAAGCAAAAGATAGCACAATGTCAGCAGTTATCTTCGGCTTCTACGCTCTGCACTGTATGCAGGACGTGGATAAAAAACATTTTGAAAAATGGTTGAAGACGTCGGTTAAACCTAAGAAAGGAAAAAACAAATGACATCAGTAATGATTCAATGCAAGTATGACAAAGAAGGTAAGGGAATGGATTTTGAGATCCGTATGTCCCAAGACGAAAACGTTTGTAACGAGGAGAAGTCCGCAGCAATGTTCTTGTTGCCCTACGTTCAGAAAGCTCTCGAACTCGGTATGGAAGATGCCAACAAAAAACTTGGCGGTACCATTGTCGACAAGCCCGCTGAAGGTGAGATCGCAACCTCCCTCGACGGTGGCCCTGCCATCGTAACGCTGGACTAATATGCTCTTCACCTTGGTTGGTCTGGGTTCGTTTGTTATTGGCTGGATCGTTGGCTACGTAAAAGGAACCAACGCTGAAAGAAATAGCTGGATACGACAGATCAGGCAGGAAGAAGAATTGAGACATGTGTCTCAAGGCAATGCTTTTTGGCAGAAATAAAACTTGGGTTATGTCTTTTCATTGTGGCCGTATCATCTGCGGTGCCCCCTGGAGGCATAACCCTATCAGAAGGGGGCAACCTTTTACCGTAGCGGTCCCGACGACGGAACAGATGAATCGGGCAAAAATTTTATGTACCACAAAACAGCACAACAACTATCAGAAGAATTTGTAGTAATTCCTGACCCACGATTAGATGAAGCGGCGAAATCAGCAAAGCTGATCGTCGAAGAATTTGGTCCCGTTGAGGTCATTGATAATCACGTAAAAGCTCACAAAGCTTTGGGGAAAATTTTAGAGGACGTGGACGAAAATGACACACAAGGTATTGCGGCGTGTCTTGGAGTCATGGCGTTCATAGAAGAAGTACTAGCCAACGCAATTATCGGTGAAGACAAAATCACCATTATCAAAATCAAATGAATACCTACGCCATAGATTTTGAAACATACTACGACAAGGAAACTTCTATCACGACGCTGGGTACTTGGCATTACCTACGTCACGATAAAGCGGATATCTACATGGTTGCCATCAAGGGGCCGGGAGTAGAATACGTTGGTCACCCCAAGAACGCACCGTGGGATAAGATTGACGGTCAGCGTTGGGTAGCACATAACTACGCATTCGACGGATCGTGTATCGAGCGTCTGCACGAGTTGGGAATTACCAAGGCAAAGCCAAAGGAATTTTTCTGCACAGCAAATTTGGCTGCCTACATGGGTGCTCCCCGTAATCTGGCTGGAGCTTCCAAACAACTCCTCGGGGTAGACATGTCCAAAGATCCTCGCTCGGCCATGAAGGGCAAGACTTGGAATGAGGTTAAAGATACCGAGCAGGGTACAGAGTTTAAGCTATACGCAGCGAAGGACGCTCAGCATTGCTTAGACCTATACGAGACTTTCGGAGACCGCATGTCAGCCGTGGAGAGATTCCTATCCAACCACACCGTACGGGCTGGGTGGTATGGCATCAATGTTAACACCGAACTGGTCGACAAGGGGCTAAACGCTCTCGATTGGATTCGTATCAAGGCGATTGAGCATATGCCTTGGAAGACTGACGGAGACTACACCAGCGACGTGCTATCCGTAACGGGACTAGCCAAGGCTTGCCGTGAGGCTGGCATCGAGGTACCCCCATCCACTTCCGAGGACGATCCCGGCTGTCAGCTATGGGAAGAAACCTATGGCGAGAAGTTCCCTTGGGTTGGGGCTATGAGGGACTGGCGTAAGGCCAACATGCTCTTACAGAAGATGCATATCCTTTATCGTCGCCGGCGTCCCGATGGGACTATGCCTTTCGGGCTAAAGTACTTTGGTGCCCATACCGGTAGGTGGTCAGGGGACAGCAAGTTCAACCTCCAGAACCTACCGAGAGACCCGTGCTTCGGGGTAGACCTGCGGGCTTGCCTCATCCCTAGGCCGGGGAAGAAGTTCATCATCTCCGACTTGTCCCAGATCGAGCCAAGGGTACTGGCATGGCTCGCGGGCAATACGGCTCTCCTTGAGGCTGTAGGGAACGGCTATGGCATCTACGAAGCCTTTGCCATATCCACGGGGATGTGGAAGGGTGAGAAGGGCACCTTCAAGAAATCCAAGGATCTCTACGCCCTAGCCAAGGCTCAGGTCTTGGGGCTGGGCTATGGTTGCGGTTCTAAGAAGTTCGTTCTCATCGCCAAGCTCATGGCTGGCCTGACAATCACCGAAGCTAGGAGCAGGGACTTGGTCGACGACTATCGTCGTAAAAATTTTAAAGTGGTGGAGCTATGGAGCAAGCTGGAGCGAGGGCTTCGGGAATCCAAAGGCGAAGACTACCACGTCGAGCTTCCATCAGGTCGGGCACAAAAGTATTGGGATGTCACGCCCCAAATGGGTAAGCATGGCAAACCAGACTGGAGAGCATCGCTGGAATTGGGGGGACCAAAATATCCTCTTTACGGCGGACGGCTGTGTGAGAATCTAGTTCAAGCAACGGCGAGGGACGTGTTCGCAGAATGTGTCCAACGCCTAGAAAACCAAGGGCTTCGTGTTCTGTTTCACGTCCACGACGAAGTTATCCTTGAAGTTGATAAGGACGTGAAATGTAAGGACGTAGACCACATTATGAGTACCACACCAGAATGGCTACCGGGTTGTCCCATTGGTAGCGAATCCAAAGACGCGGAGTGTTACGAGAAATGAAGACAACTCTTTTCTCACTCCCTAACCTATCGAGCGGAAACATCACACCAGTCAAACCTTGGGAGATCAAGGATTGGCCAGAGTTCCCGAAAAGCAAAGATGCGTTTAAAGACTGGGTGTCGTTAAGCACGACCGAAGGTCACTTCGTTTCCGCCTACGAGGGAATCAATCCTCATGGTCGGGTGAACAAGACGAATGCTCCGTGGAAGATGCACGGACTGATCGCTGACTATGATGCAGTCGTGACCCGTGAAGAAATCACCGACGGGTTAGGACGTAGGACACGCACGGGTTTCAAACCCATGTTCGCCCATCGTACTGTCAGCGGGAACTGTCGTGTCATCTGGATGTTCGAAGAACCAATCTCGTTGCTCCCCGGAGTAATGAAAGAATTCCTCGGGCTACTAATAAAAGAAACCAATGCTAAGAATCTTTTTCCCGGACTCGACGATAACATCCAACGTCCCGAACAGTATTACTGCTGGATGCCACCGGCGATTACCTTCAGCGAAACACCAATCAAGGTTAACGCAATCCATAATCTTTTGGGTATCGCTGTGGAGCGAGCCCGCAAGTATCGTGGCGAAGGTGACGCGGCAATCCCACTCGATAAAGTATTCGAGAGACTGCAAGCAACCTATCCAGGAAAGTGGATGGGACCGTTTGAAGTCGGAGCCCGAGGCCCAGCGTTCTGGAGCCCCGAGGCTACAGCCAATTCAAACCCAACCGCAGCAATCGTTACCGAGACGGGCATGGTTGCCTTCTCACAGGAACGTAGCTTCTATAACTGGGCAGACTTGTTCGGTTCTAACTGGGTAAGGGAGTTTCAAGAGGATCAATACGGTGGTGCCATCTCCAGTTTCTGGTTTGACGGCAAGTATTACTGGCGTCGGGACCTAGAAGGTAAGTGGAGGTCTACCGAGTCTGGGGTAGCCAAGCAAGATATCATTGGCTCTTTTGGGCTATCAGGAGCACCCGATCTACGGGGTACCCTATCCCAAGCGGACGAGGCGATGCGTAGGATACGTGATTCTCGCATCATAGATGCCCCTGTACCGTGTCTTTATGACCCAAGAGAGGTCCTGATCCAGAATGGGCGTAGAGTGCTCAACATCTCGCGCCTACGCATTGTACAGCCAGCCGAGGGTTCCCATGCTTGGGGAGAGAACTTCCCATGGATAGCGAACTTCTTGGATAGGGCCCTAGACCCGCATGATTCACTTACGTTCCTCATGGCTTGGCTTAAGCGGTTTTACTGCTCCGCCCTCGAAGGTCGCCTCGTACCCGGTCAGGCAGTTTTCATAGCTGGCCCCGTCGGGAAAGGTAAAACTCTCTTCGGATCACGCATTGTAGCTAGCCTCATGGGGGGAGGTAGCGACGCATCGGATTACCTCGTCAATGGTTCGTCGTTCAACGCCGAGCTGTTCGAAGTAGCCGTATGGAACGTCGATGATTCCTCATCTGCGAATTCGTTGGAGTCCCACAAGAAGTTTAGTCAGATGATCAAGAAGGGTGTAGCGAACACACGCCATGCATATCACAGGAAGTTCCATGATGCGCAGACCGTGGACTGGATGGGGCGGATCATCGATACGTTGAATGACGATCCAGAATCCATTCAGGCGATTCCCCACACCGACGGTTCGATCCTAGATAAGATCAGCCTATACAAGTTCAAGGATCACGGAATCGAGTTCCCCAGCCACGCGGACTTGGAAGCGACTCTCAACAAAGAGATGCCCCACTTCGCTGCGTGGTTGGTAAGCTGGACCCCGCCGGCGGAAACAAAAGGTTCGGAACGATACGGTGTGAAGTCATACCATCATCCGATACTATTACAGGAATCTAGGTCGTCGTCCGGCTCACATGAGTTCTCTGAATTCCTCGACCTATACTTAAAACAGTATGCCAAGGATCATCCGGAAGAAACCGAATGGTCAGGCACGGCAACGGAACTACTATTAGGTTTCCAGAATGACGCAAGTCTCCGAGACTCCGTGAAGATGTTTATCCACGGGGCGCGGGCACTTGGAAGAATGTTGGCTAACCTCTCATCAACAGACGAGAGGCTGAAACGAAAGATTGTACGTGGTACTACAATCTGGAAGATCAGTCTGGCTCGTGAGGAGTACTAGCCACATGACCACCGGAGGTTCTACCCCGAAGGTGAGTCATCTCAAAGAGCATGACGAACTGCTATGGAAGGTTCTCGACGACGGTCTCCAAGGCCCGTTCGAGATTGTGAATGTCGACGCCCACTCCGACTTGGCCATGTTCACCGGACAACTCGACATCGGCAACTTCATATCGAAGATGGTGGATCTAGGATTGGTGGATCGAGTAACTTGGGTTAAGGACAAGGGCTCGATGGACTTCATGGATGGATCCTACAACTTTGCAGTCGGTAGGGTGGGGGAAGGACTTCGGCTGGGCTCATCGTTGTCCGTACCCTTTTACTTTCTCAATGACGACTATGCACCGCGGAACGCTCTGGTCACATCAAAGGAGTTAGCCCTCACAGTTGTCACGGACTTATCCAAGCCAGTATCTAGCGACGGCAAGTGGATCCTATCGATAGACTACGATTACTTCGGATGTCGCAACCCCCAGGCCAAGGATCTTGAGGAGATGGTCAAGATGATCGGGGCGGAGACAATCAGCACCCTCTACACCAAGGGCTCGATGATACGAACGTTTGTGGAGTGGCAGGAGTTCAGGAACGATATCGATAGGATGGCTCCGGGGGTATTCACGGCGATTGGCAGATGTCTGCTTCCGAGTTTTACATATAGCACCGAAGAGATTATGCAGAAGGTGGTGGAGTTAAGCTCCTTCATCCACAAGAGCAGGGATATCAATAACTGTTTAGGGGTCTACCTTATCGACTCAATGTCTTCGGGATTTACAGATCCGGACAAGTACGGTGAGATCGACCGGTGCGTCAAAGCTTGGGTCAACAAACTATATCTTTAGCGCAATCAGATACCTTGTTCCGTTCAGATAAATAATAAGGTCTTGGTTCGGGCAGGACACTCATGCTGACAACTTTCCAAGTATAAATTGTATTACTCATACATTATAATACGGAATCTGGTAAGCGGTAGCTCCGATACGAATTCGAATATATCCAACTGGGAGAGCCGTGAGGGCGGTAGCCGCTCCGTTTGCTCCAATAGTTGTTTTAGTTGCGAGAGTAGAGGAAAAAGCAATCTCTCCGTCAACCTGTGCTGTCGCATTGGCCCCAAGAACAATACAATTAGCTCTTGATCCTGTATTAACATCTGCTCCAGCCCCAATACATATATTATTTCCACCAGTTTGAATTGTATCCCCAGCCTGAAATCCCAAGGCTGTGTTGGAGTTGCCATCTGTGTTCGCGAGAAGAGAGTTCCTGCCAATACCGCAGTTATTAGCTCCAGTTGTATTGTTGTAGAGTGCGTTTACACCAACAGCAACATTACCATTTCCATTATTAAGAAAAAGTGCCCCATACCCGTTAGCAATATTATTGGAACCGGTTGAGTTTCTTTGGAGGGCGTTTACTCCGGTGGCTGTGTTGGTGCCTCCTGTGGTGTTGGCTAGCAGCGCACTCGACCCAACGGCCGTGTTGCTGGCTCCTGTGGTGTTGGAAGCAAGCGCGCCGACTCCATTGGCGGTGTTGTCTGCTCCTGTGGTGTTGGCTAGAAGTGAATTCCTTCCAACGGAGGTGTTGGAGAAACCTGTGGTGTTGGACTGAAGCGCATTTGCCCCAAACGCCGAATTGGATTCTCCCGTGGTGTTGTTGGTGAGGGCGCTTACTCCAGTGGCTGTGTTGGCGGCTCCAGTTGTGTTTGAGAGGAGGGCGCTTGAACCGGTGGCTGTGTTGCTTCCTCCAGTTGTGTTTGAGAGGAGGGCGCTTGCTCCGACAGCTGTGTTGCTACTCCCAGTTGTGTTGGCGTAAAGGGCATTATGTCCAGTAGCGGTGTTATCGCTTCCAGATGTAATTGAGAGGAGGGCGGTTTCTCCGACATTGGTATTGTTTGTCCCAGCCCTTGTGTGGGTATTGGGGCTTATCTCAATGTAAGAAGCACCAGTCCAAATATAAGTTTTCCGTGTGTCTAGGGCTAGATAGCTTTTATTGAGTTCCCCAGTTGCTGGGAAAGAAGCAAGATTGATGAAGGAAGCACCAAGATCTAATGCCTGTCTTTGAGCTAGGGCTGTGCTTGCAGTTAGTAAAGCCCTCCCAGCGGTGGTAGAGTCGGAAATTTGAGAGGCTGTGATAGTCGATAAGGCAGTGCCACTGATTTGCCCGAAGGTTACAGCACGATTAAATTGATCTACGAACTCACTTCCGGCTGGGGCGTTTGTTTGCATTAGTCGTGTAATTAACACACGAGTATGCCTTTGGCAACCCCCTAGTGACGTGTCATTACTAAAGCGATAACCCAGCAACCAAGTAGAATCAGGAAGGCCGCAAGAATCATCGTAGACACGGATTTACTCATCAGTTATAGTTGGGTCAAGATGATCAAGAGATTCCAATCCGCGGTGTCATATCTATACTATTGGATCGGTGACCTTATATCCAGAACCCCATGGTTTGGGTGGGACCCTTGGTCTTGGAAGGTCTATCAGTTCTGCATGGAGGAGTCCTTAAAGCTGGATGTAGACTACAAAATCTGGAAAGCTGCTGAGCCTACGGTGGTTACTAAGGCTAGACGACGTAAGGTGTCGAAGCGTGGACCTAGGAGGGTGGATTAAGGAAAATCAGGGTGGATTAGGTTTTTCGACGTAAGTCGTTGATTTACTTGAGACGTGGTGTATATGGTGGATCAAAAGGGCCTTTTTGAAAGAGCTACCTATATAACAAATGGGGCTGTGCCCATACTTATATTTTCCTATACACTACTATATATTAGAAATATAATCCACCATATACACCACTACAGAAGAAAATCAACGACTTAGGGGGTGGGTTGATTATATTAGGGTGGATCAAGATAATCCACCCTGGGGGTAGTTTTTACGGTTTTGGGTGTAATAGGGTGGGTTTTTAGCCCAAAGGGGATAAAAAATAAATTAAATTTTTCACGTCCCTATACGTAGGAATCTTGACAGCCAGCGGGGGGGTAGGAATAGGGAGTCCCCCTACCCTTTGTGGGAAGTTTGGGGTAGGTGCATCGCATAAGTTAGTAGTTAAATTTGACATAGGCCATCCTAGCAAGAGGGCTGTTTAGGTTTCCGAGGAAGATAACGCCGAGGAATAAGCGGGGGGAGAAACGAGAAAGTGGATGGGAGGAAAGCCTCAATACTACCCTTCTTGTCGGGAATAAGCGGGAGATAGTCTCCAATGCGTTCCACTAAGGGATGGAAGGGGTAAGGCTGATAGTCCTCTTTGAGAATCGGTTTAGCGTTTTCACCTGCTGACAGAGTTGGAAGAATCCGCCGAGGGAATCGCTCGGTAGGGTTCGGGAATCACAATCCCCTTCTGTAAGGAATAGGATACTTCCCTTGTGTAAACTCACAAGATAGTCCCCTTCCCCCTTACGCTTTGAAGGGGGTTGCCATCTATTCATCCGATAGGGTGGATAGAAACAACCCCATAAAAAGGAGA